CACGGGGTCGTTCATGTCGAACGACAGGACGATGTCGTCCATCTCCTCCCAGTCGACGTCGACCCCGAGCCGGCGGAGCTTCAGCCAGCCGAACACCGTGAACTTGTCGTCACCGTGCTCATCCCCCAGCAGGTCGGTGAGGGACTTGCCGGTGTACTCGCGGATCAGCCGCAGCTCCCGCGGGGTGAAGCGGGGGTTCTGGATCTCCGCCTTCGTGAGCGTGACCTCGTCGGGGACGGTCACCGTGGTGTCGGCCATCGCATCTTCCTGATCTCGCCGGTGGTCGCGTTGTCGCAGTACTTGACGAACGCCCGTTCGGTGCGCTTGGCGGCCGGATACTCGTAGCGGCCGCGGCTCACCCGCCGGCGACCCCTGGAGCCGCCGAACTCGATCCACCCGGCGTACGGCAGGCCGGCGCCCATCTCGACCCGGCCGACTTTTCCGCGCATGACGCTGTGCACCGAGGCGCGCAGCCGGCCGGACACGACCGGCACCCTCGAGCGGACGGTCGTCGCGGTCTGCTCCGCCGAGACGCGGACGGCGTCGTTGACGGTGGCCCGGTCGATGTTGCGGAACAGGTCCTGGGTGCCGGCGGACAGCTGCCGGATCCCCCGGACCTTGATCTCGACTGCCTCCGGCACTACGGCCCGGGGACGATGTTCTTGACCGGCTCCCCGATGATCGACCACTCCAGGTCGACGGTGCTGGCGTCGCCGGCGTCCCCGTTGATGGGGGCGTGCGGCTGCGGGATCGCCTCCCCCGTCCACTCCGGGTTCGTCGCACTGACGGGGGCGTCGCGGGTGCCGCACACCCGGAACGTCGCCGCGGTCCCGTCGAGCTTGTAGGCGTCGTAGGCGGCGGACAGGACGTCCTCGGTGGCGTCCGTGTCGAACGACTGATAGAGCGTCGCGACGAGGCTCCACTTGACGACACCTGGATAGTCGCGACTCCCGCAGAAGGAATCGATCGTGGTCACGCTGACGTCCGGTGAGACCTCGACGTGGTTGGCGACGCAGGCGAGCTCCTTGTCGTCGATCATCAGGCTCGCGTTGGTCAGGATCAGGGGCTTGGGTTCGGCGGCGGGCTGCGTCACGACGGGCTCCTAGATGGTGGTGGGGACGGCGTAGGTGATCTCGGCGACGAGGCTGGACACGCCGCCCTGGTCGGTCTGGCGCGGGGCGGTGACGCTCTCCAGCGGCCCGAACGCCGACCCGAGGCGCCCGAGGACGTAGGAGACGAGCCGTTCCAGCTCGTCCACCCCGGTGCCCGGTTCGAGGCGGGCGGCGACGCACGCGACGGTCAACCGGGCGGAGTACAGGCACGGGCCCATGGTCCGCAGGCCGCCGGGCACCTGGGCTTGGAGCCACGGGTCGTTCCACCCCAGCATCAGCGCCGGTGGCATCAGCGAGTCCACGATGTCCTCCAGGACGGTGATGTCGTCGCCGGCGTCCGGTGCGAGGGCGAGGGCGGCTTGCGGCCGAACGTCCGCGAGCTGGTACAGGACCGCGGTCCCGGCCATCACCCGACGCCCCATTGCTGCTTGTGCGGCATGAGGGCGATGGCGTGCCGGCGCATCGTGTTACGCGGCGCCTGCAACGTGCCGGTGTCGGAGACGCCAAGCACGCCAAATGCAGCATCATTTGCCTTGTACCACTCGACGCCGCGGAGGATATTCACCCGGTTCGCCAGCGGGTCGGCGGGGTCCAGCGGGTCGGTCTCGAGGCGGTCCATGGCGGAGTCGATCTCGAGGGCCGCCGCGTCCAGGCAGGCCTGCAGACCCGCCTGGTTCGCGGGGCTCACCGCGATCCGCAGTGCCGCGGCGAGCTCGTCGATGGTGGCGTACGCGGCCATCAGCCCTGGTCGATGACGGCCCGGATCTCGTCCTTGGTCATCCCGGCGTTCGCCGGGGTCAGGCCGCGGGCCTGCGCCTCGGCGAGCAGCTCTTCCTTGGTCATGTCGTCGAGGCTCTTGGCCTCGGGCTCCGGCGGCGTCTCGGGCGTGTCGGGGGCGGGCGCCGGCGGCACGTCCGCGGTGTCGCCGCCGGTGCCCTCCTCCCATGCGGGCGGGAGGCCTACGGCCTGCCGGTTGGGGTCATCGAACTGCTCGCCGCTCATGGCGTCTTCACGATCTTCGAGACCCCGGCGCCTTCGATGACCAGGGCGGCGAAGTAGCCGGCGTAGGCGACCTGGACCCCGAGGACCGAGGGCTCGGCGATCTGGAGGGCGCCGATGCGGTCCTCGTACACCTCCGCGGCGGCGGTGCTCATGACGAGGATGGTGTCGGCGGCCATGCCGCCGGACACGTACACGGGGATCCCGGCGATGCTGCCGGCGAGCCCGGAGGCGAGGGACGCGGTCGAGAACCCGGCGGACTGGGCGTTCTGGGGGTTGACCGGCGGGAACAGCGGGCCGAGGACCCCCATCAGCTCGGGCGGGGCGACGGCGAGCAGCCGGCCTTGCCCGGCGGTCGCGGCGATCACGTTCGCGGCGGCGCCCCAGAACGCGGCGGCGACCTGGTCGGCGGTCGGCGCCCCGGTCGGGAGCGTCGGCCCGGCGGTCGCCCCGGTGGTGAGGGTGGTGGCGGCGTGATTCTCGGTGTCGAGGGCGTACTGGCCGGCGAGGTCGTTGATGACCAGGTCCATGATCGCCGGCTGGGTCCAGTCGATGTCCTGCCGGGACACGTTGACGTAGCCGCCGTACGTGCTCGCGGACACCGGCAGCTTGCCGATCACCATCTTCTGGCTGGTGAGCTCGGTCTTCTCCCCGGTCTGCCCGGCCGTCGCGGTGTGCTGGGTGACCTTCGGCCGCGACCAGGACCCGGACGGAAGCTGCCTGGGCCCGAGGGCGTTGATGAGCGGCCGGTTGACGTCGACGAAGTTGACGACCGGCCCGAGGATCTGCTCCGGCAGGAGGCCCGGGTTGTCGCCGGTGGTCTGATGCGCGGCGGCCCGGTGGTAGAGCTCGAGGCGCTCACCGGCTTGCTGGTGGCCGATCCCGGCCCGCCACCGGTCGATCATGTACTCGCCGGCAGAGCGATAGTTCCACTCCTTCGGCTTCTGCTCGCCGCCCATGAACCGGGCGATCGCGGCGACCCGCTCGGAGCTTTCGCCGCTGATGCGGCGCGACTCCTCCAGCGGTTTCATCTGCTCGTTGCAGGTGCTGATGCGGTCGCGGGCGCGGGTGACGAGCTCCATCTCCTGGTCGGAGAGGTCGCGCTTCTCGTTCTGGGCGGCCTCAACGAGACCGTCGATGAACTGCTGGCGGTCTTCGATCTCGCCGACGTAGCGGGCGAGCATCTGATCGGTCTGGCTCACGGCAGGGGTCCTTCCGGGACAAACAACGGTGGGCGAATGGCCCGAGCTCGGTTGTCTGCCGCGTCCCCCGCAACTCCCGGATCCCGCCAAGCAGGTCTACGACGGGAGGTAGATCAGCGACGCAGCTGATCGTAACGATCCGCCAGCAGGCTTGCACGCAGCGCGTCCAGGTTCGGGGTCGCCCCCGATGCCGCGGCCGGCGCCGAGCGGACGGCGAGGACGTTCGCGGTCTCATACGCCGGGTCCGGGGTCATGGCGATATGCCCCAGCCACAGTTTCGTCAGGCGCACCCGGTCCATGGTCCGGTTCCACTGCTCGCCGCCCTGCATGGGCAGGAACGCCGCGGAGGCGTCCAGGCAGCCCTCATCGGCGAGCGCGAGGGTCTCGTCCCCGAGGTCGGTCTTCGCGATCCGGACGCGCGCGACGAGGCCCTCCGGCCGGTCGGGGTGCAGCGAGAGGGCCTTCCCGACGGTGCGCTGGAGCAGGTGGTCGCGGTTGACCCTGACCCGGTTGGGGCGCTTCTCGACCCCGTCGAACGCGCCCGGGGCGACGGACTCGTGGACGAGCCGGCCGTAGGGCTGGTCGACGAGGGCGTCGGTGTCGTAGGGCATGACGATCAGCTCCACGACCCGTTGCGGGAAGTCGACGCCGAGCTGGGTGGCGGTGCGGATCCGGAGCTCGCCGTGGGGCTGGTCGCTCATGACAGGGCTCCGTCGTCGATGCGTTCGGCCTGCCGGATCTCCTGCACCGTCAGCGCCTGCTGCTTGGTGACCGGGTCGATGAGGCCGTTGAGGATCTGCGCGGTCTGCGCGCGCTGGTAGGGCTCGGGCTGGATGTAGGCGTCCCGGTTGACCTCCACCCTCGTGCCGCGCGGCAGCAGCCACTGCGACAGGGCGGCCATCACCGACTGGGCCTGTGGCCGCAGGCCGGCCCGCCAGTGGAAGTCGAAGATCTGCGTGACGTTCGCGTACGTCATCGGGTCCCCGCCGGACGGCAGGCCGACGAGGAACGGCGGCACCCCGAGCAGCACGGCGATGCGGGACTCGGTGAGCTGCGACAGCTCGACGAGAGCCATGTCCTTCGGGCTGGTCTGCGTCGCCTTCCACGTCACGCCGCCCGAGAGGACGGCGGGTTCACCGATGCTGGACACCCTGGCCTGGACCCACTGGTCCTGCAGGGCGGCGGCCTGCTCGGCGGTCAGCTCCTCCGGGTGCTCGAGCACCGACGTGGGGACGCCGCCGGCGGCGGCGAACGAGGTGCCGTAGCGGGCGTAGACGTCGGCGGCGATCAGCTTCGCGGAGCCGGCCTCGAGGGGGCCGTGCCCGTGGGCGTCCGAGATGGTGGACTGGTAGCGGACGTGCAGCATGTCCGGGGTGACGTCCCGGTCGCCGATCGAGTAGCGGCGGGTCCCGTGCGCCATCTCGACGTTGACCATCCACGGCGGGATGACCCGGAACCTCGCGGGCCACCCCGTCGCGTACCTCGTGAGTGCGAGCACGAAGGCTTCGCCGAGCTGGTAGTCCCAGAACAGCTGCTTGGCGAACTCCTCCCATGCGGTGTAGATGCTCGGCTCCGGGTTGTTCAGCCAGTCCGCGTCGAGGCTCTGCGGCGCCCCGACGAGGTACGGCGGCATCGTCGCCAGCAGCGACGCGTTGAGGTCCAGGCACTTCCACGCGATGTCGGTGAGGGCGGACCTTTGCCCGCTCCAGCCGGGGGTCCACCAGTCCGCCGGCCAGCCGGACCAGGCGGACGGCCGGATCGTCGGAGGTGGCGCTGACGTCCCGGCCGCCCCCTCCAGGGTGACACCACTCGGGTCACCGGGGGCGACGGCCTGGTCGGGCCCGACCGTCCCCGGGGCGGCCTCCACCGAGGTGTTGTCGTTCGGGACGATGTCGTCGGGCGGCCGGATGGCGCGAGTGAACAGGCCCACCGTAAGACCACAGCCTAGGTTGAATCCCGGTCAATAGCTAGCGGATGGCGGGCACGACCGCGGGCCGGTGCGCGGCCTGCAGCGCCCACACCGCCGCCCGCACGAGATGCGTCGGGCCGCGGGACAGCAGCAGCAGACCGGACTGGGTCTCCCGCACCGAGGCGACGGCCAGCGTCTCGTCGAGGTCACGGGTCGTGACGTCGTGCACGACACCGCCGGACATGACGAGGTCGCGCAGCAGCGACAGCCCGGGCCGGACCGCGGCGCCCGTCCTGGGCTCGGTGATCGTGCGCAGGCCGGACGGCACGTTGGCGGCGAGGGAGGCGCCGACGAGCAGCCGGCGGACCGTCAGCACCTGGGCCAACGCTTCGACGTCGGCGATGGCGCTGTTCCAGTCGCCGCGCAGCCAGCCGTCGAGCTCGAGGCGCCCGTCCGCGGTGCGCCGGCAGGCGGCGACGGCGGCGCCGAGGCCGTAGTCGTCCTCGACGGCCAGCCACACCGGGCCGACCGCGTCGGGCGCCGCCGTCGCGAGCTCGCCCCACGCGCCGTCCGGCAGCAACGGCTCGGTCGGGCCCGAGGGCTCGGCCCGCCGGCGCGGCCACTGGTTCAGCCACTGCGCCCGGAACGACTCGACCGGGTCGGGCTCATCCGGGTCGTCGGCCTCCCCGGCCAGCATCTTCTCGTGCGCCTTGGCGATCAGATGCTCACGGCGGGGCGCCCAATGCGGCGACGCCAGGCGCCACGCCTGCCGGTCCTCCGGCACCGACCCCTGCGGCGCCGACCATTCGATCAGGAGCTCGCCGTCCCCCGTCTCGAGCTGGTCGAGCGCGACGCGGCGGCGGTCGAGGACGAGCGCGGTCGCCTTGCGGTGCGCCGTCGAGAACAACAGCAGCTGCGGCTGCTCGCGCTCGGCCATCGTCGGCGTCAGGCCCTCGTCGACGGCGGACGCCCGGACCCGCCACGCCTCGTCGACGACGCCGAGGGCGACCGAGTAGCCGTACACGCCCTCCTTCGCCCGCAGCATCCACCGCGACCCGTCCGCGAGGCGCTCGATCTCGACCTGGCCGTTCGCCTCCCGCACCCGGTAGGCGTCCTTGCGGGCCTTGGCCCACAGCCGGGCGGGACGCTGCACCTCGAGGCAGATCGCGAGGTCCTTGCCAGTGTGCAGCACGTCCTGCGGCTCCCCGAACCGCTCCCGTTGATGCATCCGCCAGAAGCACAGCTCGCGCAGCAGCCAGGACTTGCCGACCTGCCGGGCGGTCGACACGATCGCCGCGTCCCACACCAGCCGCTCGTCCGCGTCGACCTCGAGCAGCCGGACAGCCACCAGGCGCTGCCACCACCGCAGCGGCCGGCCCGAGCGTTCCTCCGCCGCAGCGATGAACTCCGGCCCGAGCGACCCGACCGCCTGCGGGTGCGGCACCGTCATCAATCGCGGCCAGGTCGCATCCGCCGGCACGTCGCGCAGGTCGCGCAGCCACGGCACCCGCCAGCGCCGGTGCCCGGCCGCCAGCCCGTCGCGCTCCGGCACCGGCTCGAGGCCGGCGAGCGACAGGGTGGGGCGCCAGGTGCCGTTGGCGACCATCGCCCCGCCGCGCCGGTTGCACTCCTCGCAGCTGGGGATCAGCCGGCAGCACAGCGTGTCCGGGCGGTGGACGTGCATCCCGAGCGGCGGGTCATGGTCGAGCGTCGTCGCCCTGCGGCGCTGGCAGTGGGCGCACAACTGCGGCGGGCCGGAGCGCAGCCCGGCGAGCTTGCGGCGGTAGGAGCCGCTGTACGCCGAGGCGGGCACTAGCGAGCCGAGTCAGGGAGAGAGATCAACGGAAC